GTGCTAAAGTTCTTGTCCCACTCGTAAATAAATTAATAGCATCAAAGAAAACAACCCCCTCAGTCTGCCCTATCAAACTACTTATCCCTGTCTTACTAATCACATCAGCATTACGAGTTACTGCTGCTGAGGTTGTAGGTATGTAGGAGGTTGGGTAGGAGCCGAGTTCTATTTGAGCTCCCCAAGCATAAACTGATTTATTAAAATTTGGGTCAAATACATTCCAACCACTTGTGCCATTTTGAGAAAAGCCAAAATACAAATTTGTATTTCCAACAAACCCGCCAAAATTTACACTAATCCTATACCATCCATTCCCAAAATTTTGTATTTGTGCGTTTGAAGATGTACTACCAACCGAGCCAATAACTCCATTTTGAATGTCAAAATTTGCATAATCACCTGTCACAGCTCCACTCATTAATTTAACCCATTGTTGGCTTACATATTTTACAAAAATACTGACATTAGTAATATTCCCAAATGTAGCAACATTGCTTAATATATTTGGACTTGCTGAAATTGAATTTATTGTGTCAGCGTTTGTAGTCCCATCAGGCGAAGTTGTTGCATTTGCAGTTACGGTTATAGCAGTTGCAGTCCAAGCTGCATTATTAAACTGCTCACTATATAAAACTATATTAGTCCTCTGCGGCTCTACCAACAAACTCGGACAAGTACCATTTGAGTAGTCTAAGCGTGGTACATTGTTAGCCACCGACTCAATAAGCCCTGCACTATTTACCCTTGTAGCTGTTGTAGCACGAACTACAGTCATATCTCCTAACGTTGTATTTGGAATAACTGAATATAACGTACCCGCTTTATAACCGTTTGGCGTTACTACTAAACTTGCACTATTTAATAAACTCATATTTTAAAAATTTAATGATTGAACTAAACAACTATCAGCTTCATAAATTCCACCGTCAGCTATTATTCGTGTTTCAAAAGTTGTTGTTATTCCGCCTTCGTTACCTAAAATTTCAGTATCTCCAGAATAACTATCTGCGTAAATAGAACCCCAACCAATTGTATTGTTATACGCTCCCTGTCCCCAACCTATGTCGTTATTGTTTGCACCTTGCCCCCAACCGTTACTATTTGCCATTTTCTATTTTTTTTAAATAAGTCTTTAACTTAATTATATTGACTTCTTTTGGTTTATAACTCTTTTTCATATATACCAACCTGTAAAATTATTGTTTGTATCGGGGAACATATCAGCGTTCGTGTTTGCGGTATATTCTGGAAACAAATTATTGTTAAAAGAAATATAGTTAATAAATCGCTCCGTGTAATGTTGTGCTATTTGTGTTTCTTTTTCAATTAAAAAGTCTACTTCGTCTTTTTCTACGTTTGTTGAATTTTCCGAATTGTGTTTATATACTCCTTTATTACTAATTGTGTAAGCTGCAAAAGGTAAATAATACTTCATTGCTAAATGAATAAGCATCGGCTTCAAATAAGTCGTTGTAAGCGTTAAATAATTACCCGACAATGTATTTGCTATTATGTCCGCTTTTATCTTGTCCAAGAGCTTCGTACCCGTGTAATTTTGCAAGTCTGTATCTTGTGCAATCTTTACAAATTGAATAAATTTATCCGTATCAACATTTCCGTTCAATGCTGTGAATTTTACTACGTCTTGTCTGGTAACTAAAAGTGCTTCTGCCATTAATTCTCTTTTTTATTTTTAGGTAAAAACCCTTTGTTAGGCATATCAATTGGACGTGTTGAAACTAATTTTTCATTCGTTATTTTGTAGCCGTATTGTTCAGCTTTTTTACCTGCAATTTGTCTTGCTTTCGGACTATTAATATCAATGTTTGTTCCTGAAAAACTTGCGTAAACTTGTTTATTCCACCGGTGATGACAATTTCCGCCGCCTTTGTATAACCAAATTGAATACGTGTCAGCTCCTTTCGGGCCCCAACCTTCATTTACAACTTGTGAACTCATTCTTATTATGTCTTCTTTTCTATATATTTTGTTTGCTAAAATCATTTGTGTACAAAATGCACGTCTGTTTTTAGTTAATTCTCCAACATATTTGTAACGTGTAAAAAATTTAATTCCGTCTATGTTTTCGTCTTGTTCACTATTGCTATTTGGAAAAGCTGAACCTGTTGAAACCAAGTTTACAATTTTGCTTAATAAACTTTGTTTAGGTTCTTTACTTAACAATTCGTTTTCTTCGTCGTCCGTATCGTAGTCAACTTCCTTTTCGTCTATTAATAACCAATTGTCTTGTACGTCTTCGCCTAAATCAATTAACGCGTTTGTTTGTGCGCTTAATTCCGTTCCTGTTTCTTCAGCAACTTGTTCTTCGGTTTGTGCGTTTTCCAAGTCTGTAAATTCTAACGGCTGTAACGTTTTGAAAAACAATTTTAAACTTATTCCGTTAAACGCTAAAATGCTGTCAAAAGCTTCTATTATTTCTTCTTGAAACGGACGAATAACCATATTGTCAAAAAGTATGCTTGAATTTTTTAACTCGTCTGCATTTGAACTAAAACCATTTGTTGAAGCTACGCCAAATAATAACGGACTTGTAACGTTGTGCCCTAACATTATTTTCTTTAAACATTCTTCGCTTAAATAAGTATAATGTTCTGGAGCGTCGTTTAATGGTATGTCATCAACCGTAGTTTTGCTTTCTGCGTTGTTGTTAAACGCGACGATAACTTTTTGTCCCCTGCTTCCTGTTAATTTGTCAAGTACCTTATTTGAAATTATATTTTGTTGTTCGTCTGTTGGTACTCCGTTGTTAAAGTTTACAACTTTAGTTCCAGAAAATCCGTTTTGTACTTCGTTAATTAAATAGTCTCCTATTTCTTCTTCTAATAGGCAATACGGCAAACAACCTTGATAGTCAACATAACTATAATATTTCATTCCAACCGCATAAGGTTTAGAAAATAATATTTCTACTTTGTCTTTGCTACTTCCAAAAGACGAATAACGAACGGGCGCATATTTTTTAACATCAGTCCAATCGTCAGAGTAATAGTAACCGTTTATTTTACCTTCTTTGTCGCATTTTTCTGCTCGTAAAAGATTAACAGGAATATGATACGCTTTTAATATTTTGTCGTGCTTGTCGTTATAATGAACTTGAACTGCAAATTGCCCTAATAACTTTCTGTCTAAAACAATTTTTCTTATATCGTCTTTATGTAGTAACGCCATAAATTGTGCGTACTCATTTGGCTTTTTAGAAGCGTCTAACGCACTTAAACCTTTTCCGTATATCAACCTTGCAATGTTGTTTATTATTGCGTTGTTCGTTGTTGAATTTGTAAATCGGTTTATAAGGTAAGCATAAAAATTATTGTCATCGCCATATTCAACCCAATTTTCGCGGTTTGCTTCTTGAATTGTTGGCGTTGTGTATGCGCTTAAATTTAAAACGTGTAAATTATTCATATACTATAAATTCATTTAATGTTGAATTAGAAACATATTGATTATTGTTAACCGAAAATGTAACTAAACTTTGAGCCGTGCAAAATATTCTGTCTTTGTAAATAATGTTTGTGCCTACTCGTAAAACTAAATTGTAAAAATGTCCTTCTATTAAACCAAAAGTTGCTGTAATCGTGTTTATATAGTCTCCAACTGTGCTTGAAGTAATTGCAACCGCTACCATTATATTTGTTTGGTCGTCTGTTAATTCCATAACATTAAACGTGTTATCTCGTGGAATAAAACTAAACGTCTGCGGACTTGCTGAAGGTGTTAAGACTATCATATTTATATAATTAAAAATTCGTGTTTTTGTTCTTTTTTTAAGACAAAAAAAAAGCCGAACTATGAAGAACGGCTTTAAAAATAATTTTTTTAAATTTAGTTAGGGTCAACTGTTGCTCCTGTGAAACAACTACTAACTAATAAAGCATCTGTGTACGTTGAAGCAACCGACAAGTGATTTGCAGGAGTTGCTTCTTGTCCTACAAGTGTCATTGTGTAACCGTTTAAGTCACCCATTGCAGTACCGTTAGAAATTAAACCTGTAGTTACGTCCATTCCGTTATTAAGTCCTGCTAAAAAGAAATTGTTAGCGTTTGTCTTAATTACAACGTGTGGACGACCCCAAGCTAATAATTTCATTTGTTTTGTAGTTACTGTGTCTAAACCTTTAATTGTAAAAGTTAAAGTTTGCTCTACAAATGTAGTTCCGTTTTCCCTTGAACTTGTAACTGTTTGCTCAAAAGAATTTGCACCTTTCAAATCGTATTTAAAAAGTGTAAACGCTCCCGCTACTGTGTCAATTTGGTCTTCAAAGTCTGTTGAACTATCAAAAGTAATTGCACCCATTAAACCGTAGTTAATAAAGTAAATTGACTTTATACCGCCAACGAACTCTTTGCATTGCTCTGCACGTCCGTGCGTTAATAAACAATTTGACATTTTGTTTTGTTTTTAATTGTGAATAAAATAAAGCGCAGTTGCCTACGCTTTTTATTTAATGTTATACTCCGTAAAGTACTACGTCTGAACCGATACCGTATTGAATACCCGCGTTGTAACGTAAAATAACTCTTACATTTGCACTTCCGTCAATATCCGACATATCAATAGTTTTTACAAGTGAATTGTCATTTAAAAGTCCGCAACCAAAATAAAGGTTGTCTACAGTTGTTGCAATCATATTGTTTGCTCCAAGTCCGTTAGCCATAAAAATTGGAATACCGTCGTACGATAAACTTCCGTTTGTGTACCATTGTGTTCCTTGTGTGTTTGTTCCGTTTGCTCCTAAACCTGAAGCACCAAAACCACCTAATGCACGAACGTACAATTTAGCAATCTTTTGAGATACATAAATTCTTAATCCTTCGTTTCCGTAAAGTGCTGCTGGAATTAAATCTACTGTTCTTCCAATTTCGCCAATTACAGTTGTTGCGTCTAAAGTTGTTGTCAATGGAGCTGAAACGTCAATAACGTCTGCGTCTGCTAACATCAAAGTTTTAAATCCGTCAAATTCTCCTGCTGTTGCTGTTGCACCTGCCCAAATTGTAGTTTCAATTTTAGCTGCAACTTTAGCTGCTACGTGTGCAATTAAAAAGTCTGCAAAAGTTTTAGGCAACGTCTTAAACGCTGAATAACCCATACTTGCCGACTGCCAAGATTGTGCCAAGTCTAATTTACAAAGTTGGATGTTTACTTGAAATTCTTCTGTTGTTAATACTCTTTCAGTTAGTGTTACCGTTCCTGAAGCTGTGAAATCACAAGTTGCGTTTGCTACGATGTTTCCTGTAGCTACTTTTTGCATAACTTGTTTGTAAGCAACGTTTGGAAGTATAGATACTCCGCCTTGCTCTAATGTTGGTGCAGACAATAAAGCTGCTGCTAAATACTTACCTGCAAACTCACCTGCGTAAGTTGTGGTAATTACTGGGTTTGAACCAAATGGCATTTTGTTAAGTTTTTAAATTGTTAATACTAATTGTTTATTTTTTCTAATATTGAATCCATTATTGAACGTGGTCTTTTACTTGCGTATTGGAAGTGTTCAACTTCATTCGTGTTTTCAGGGTTAAACGCAATAGGTTTTACTTCGGTAAGTTCGGTTGCTTCAGTTGCAACTTCTTCAACTTTCGATAGTAATTCGATTTGTGCTTTTAACTCTATATTTTCTTGTGTTAATTTTTCTATTTCTGCAAAGAACGTTTCTTTAACTACGCTTTCAATTGTCTTTTTTGCGCTTGGTGTTGATTGTGCTTCAACTTCTTCTTCTACTGCTGGAGCTTCTTCAACAACTTCTTCTTCAGTTGCAACTTCTTTTATTTCTAAAATAATTCCTTCAACTTCAACTACTAAAATACGTCCGTCTTCTAATTCATATTCTCCGATTGGAACTGGTATTTTTTGTTCGTCTTCAGTTACAATAAAAACTTCTTTGTCAGTTTCAAATGTGTCTGCTTCGAAAATTGTTATTCCGTCCATTAACTTCATTGTTTCCAATTTCACTTCCATTCCTAAAAGTGTTTTGATTTGATTAATTACGCTTGTTTTCATATTTTATTTTTTTATGCTTTGTAAAATTGATAAGGTTCTTTGACTTATTTTTAGGGTTTCAACATTTAAAGCCATATATTTCTTTAATTCATTAGCAACATCAGTTAATCCTAAATCAGTTATTTGCTTTAAAACAATAGTCTGCCTTTCTAATAATCTTGTAAAAGAAGCAATTTTTGAATCAGTTATAGCAGATAGTTTTGCTATTTGATTATCAACGTCATTTTTTCTTAATAATTCACCCCTTTCTTTTTGAAAGTCATCAATAATGTTTAAATTAACTTCGTGTTTTGCTAACTCCGTTTTATCGGATAACCTGTCGTAAATAGTTTGTAGTGTGTTCATATATGTATAATTTAATTGTTTATTTTTTGTTGTATTTTCAAATTAGATTGCGCCTATTCCTTGTGCTTGTAGACTACCGTCACAACATTTTATTGAGTACGTTTTATTGTCTTTACATAGGCAACCACGTTGACCGCCTTTTGGACTTGTTTTAGCTTGTGCTACTTGTTTTGTTATTTTTTTACTCATTGTTCGTATTTTTTTAGTGCTTCTGTAATCCACGACTGTATTCAAGAACGCAGTTCTCTTAAAAAAGGTATTACACCTTAATATAAAGTTAAAGTTCGTTAAATCGCATTAAAACCGTATTAAATCGCATTTCGTGTTTTACTTGTTTTTTATACTTAACGTCCTTGTCGTGTATAAGTTTTTGTATAATTTTTACTTGACTTCAATTTGCTATTTCGTGTTTTTGCGTGTACTCCTGAACGTTTAACTTTCGGTTTTTTAAGATGGATTTTAACGTTAGTTTGCTTCGCCACTTGTTAAAATTATTTCATATATTTTATAATTTCAGAACTTATTTCTTTACCACCTTTTGCGTATGCAATAGCAGATTTTAAATAAAATTCTAAATCTTTATATTCTTTAATATTAGAAATATCAATACCTAATTCAGAAGACGATTTTTTAAATTTTGCTATAATTGAATTAGTAGTTACAATATTTTTGTCTAAAAAATTTGAATTTGCTTGACTTGAAGAACGTGCTTTGTTAAACTCACTTCTTAAATTATCATATTTATCAACAAGTGAATTATATAAAAACTCGGCTTTTTCAACTTTATCAATATGCGAAATTATTTCTTGAATTATATTTTTTGCTTCATCAATTAAAGATAAATTAATTTCGTGTCTTGCTAATTTTGCTTCTACCTTTGCAGTAATATCTGCAATAATTAATTCTTTAGTTGTTTTCATTTTCCGTTATTATTTGTTTTATTTTATCTATTAAAATTTCATCTTCATTAATTAAACTCATTTCGTATTTATCCGCAAAATAACCTTCGATAGAAAATCCTTTTACTTCGCCTAATTTTACTTTGTTCCAAATTTCATCGTTGTTTACTTTCATAGAAATAACCCAAGTTCCTTTTGGAAAGTTAAAACCATAGTTCGTGCTTTTGTCGTTTTTTCCTTCTGTAATCCAACTTTCTACAACACTCATTCCGTCTAACTTTTGTTTATGTTCTAACGTTGCGTTGTTCTGGTTGCTATTCATAAAAAATAACTCACTTGCTTTTCTTACAGTTTCTTCACTAAAATAAATATAGTATTCTTCGTTCTTGTCGTTCTTGCGGTAAATTTGTTTGTTAGGTATTAATGCCGCGCCCATTAAAATACGCTTTTCAGCATCAACTTCTTTTAACTCTATTTCGTGTTTTTTTAGTGCTAAAAAGTCGCTTTCGATTGCAGGACTTTCAACTACTGATACTGCCGAAATTCCGCTTTCATCGTCTTTTTCGTCAATTATTAATTCAACTATTCGCATAATATATTAATTAAGTTATTGTTTGTTTGTTGTATTTTAACCACCAAGTGTTGCGTTTGCTAACCTGTTTCTATCTAACGCCTGTTGTGATGTTACTTGTCCTGAAACTACATAAGCTTGTATTGGTTGTTGGTTTAAACTTGCAAGTTGATTAACTCCACTTTGTCCTACAACGTTAAATTGTGGTGCGCTCATCGTTGGAGCTGTTGCACCGCCACCGCCACCGCCTGTATCTGCTGAAGTTGCCGAACTTGTAAATTGTGTCTTTGCTATTTTAGCAACTTGAACTGCTCCTGCTGCACCTGCTAAACCTGCTTCAATAAAACGTTGACCTGGAAATAATTCTTTTGCAGTTGCAAGTGCTGAAGTAACCGCTAAATAAGTATTCGTTAAAGCTGAAGCAAGGTTAAACGCTTTTTGTGCTTTAAATGCTCTACGTGCATCCTTTTCGCTTTTTCCTGCGTTCATTTGAAACAAATCGTTTATTATGGAAAGTCCGTCCATTGCCATTTGTATTTTCTTTTCATTAATGGTTTTTTGTCTTGCAACGTCTTCTTGTTCTAATGCTTCTTTGTCCTTTGAATATTTAACGTCAAGTGCTTTTAAAATTTCTTTATTGTCTTTATACAATATTTGGTCGGCTTCATATTGTGAAGTTAGTTTTTGTAATTTAGTCAAAGTAAGTTCTTCTAAATATGTTTTTTCTTTTGCAACACGTTCTTTTTCTAATTTGTCTTTTTCGTCTTTTGCTAATTTTTCTAAATCGTTATATTTTTTTGTTATTGCTTGACTATCCTTGCCTTGTTGTTCTTGTAAATCTTTTGTAGATTGCCCTGCTTTGTCTGCAAGTTCATAAAGCTTTTCATATTTATTTGCAAGTTCTTGCTTTTCTTTTTCTTGCGCGTTTGTAATTTTAGCTTGTCGTTCTTCTTCTATTGCATCGTAATAATTAACTAAATTGTCGTTTATTAATTTTATTCTGTCTGCTTTTTCTTGCGCAAGGTCAACTTCTACTTTGTTTTTATCTTTTATAATTTTTTCGCCTGAAGGTTTAATAACTGCTCCTTGTTTTTCTAATGCAATCATTTGCTTTTGCAAAGCGTTATCCATTTTATCTAAAGCAGAAATATTTTTCTCTAATTCTTTAGTAGCAATTTTTGTAGAAATAGCCGCTCCTTCGTTTGCATCTACAAAAGATAAAATTCCATTTGTAGCGTCTTCACCATAAGCAACTCCACCAAAATCAGCTCCGAATAAAGTAAAATCTTTTTTTGCAGCACCTGTTGTCAACTCCATTTGCTTTTTTACTAATTCAGTATAAGACTCTTCTCTTAATGCTTGAATTGCTTTTGCTTGTGCTTGTAATTTTAGTAAACCAATATTTTTGGACAACGCTGTATTTATGTCTTGTAAAGAAGTTTTTTCTGCGTTAATATTTGAAAGAATACTTGGGTATTCTTTTTGAAATGCAGCTACTTTTTTTCTTTTTTCTTCTCTTGTAAATGTTTCGCTTTTTAGTTGTTTTGTTAAAACATCAGCTGCGTTTAATTCTTTGCTTATAAGTTGTACTGAAGAAGATTGTACTTTATTATTTAATTCTCTTGCTCTTGTATTTTTATAAAGTGCGTTGCTTATGTCTTCCCAATATGCAACAACCGCTCCTAATGCAACAAGTAATACTCCTATTCCTGTTACCATAAACGCTTTGTTTGCTGCGCTCATAGCTTTAAACGACGAAACTGCCGAAGTACCAAAATTAGTAACTACCGCACCAAGTTGTTTAAAACTATCAATGCTTTCACCTAATGCTTGTGCGCCTGAAGCTATCGCCATTGCACTTTGAACTTTTAATAACGCTTTTTCTACGTCTTCGCTTTGTTTTCCAAACGCTCCCATTGCTCCTGTAACAACTGAAAAACCACCTGCAACACCTGTAAGCGAACCGCTCAACGCTTTAAACTTTGCGTCTGGGTTAAACGCATCAGTCAACGCTTTTGCATCGCCTATTTTGTCTTTTAAAATAGCCGCTTTCTTTGCTGCTTCAACTGCTTGTGCTGAAGTTGCTCCGAACTTTTCGGCTAATGTTTGAACTTCAACTTGTGCTTGTTTAAGTTGTTGTTTTAAATTGCCTAAATTAGCGTTTACTTCTAATTCAATTACTTTTTTTTCAGCCATTATTATTTAGTTTTTTTTCTATTAACCTTTTGCGTTGTGCTTGTTTCCATTGTTCTTTTAT